ATATGCCCAGGTGCCAATTGCTACCATGGCGATCAACGAGGCTACCGTTTTCATTGGCATCTGCACTGCAGCTTGCTCAGAAATTTTTAATGGTTTATTGCTCATTTGGTCCTATAAACTTATCACCCATTAGTTTAATATCAGGATTATCTTTCTTGTATTGATCTTTTAGATCATCCCAATGACTGCCTTCGGGCTTCTTATTTTCAGGAATTATTATACCAGAACACTTTGAAACTAGCAATGCGAAGTTAGGATTACGTGCAATAGTAGGGTTATTATTGACTTTTCCACACATCTTCATCAACTCTAGTTGTTGTTTTAATTGTGCATTTTCTGTCTGTATCTCTCTAAATTCTTTTGTGCAGGCTGAGCCTAAATATTTTCTCCAAGTAAATCTTATCGATTGATCGTCACTAGGGCTGTTATAATTGTTAGTAGGATCATAGTGTCTATACCTACTTTCGTAATCCCTTTGTTCGACCGATATGTCAAAAGAGCCAGTACTACAAGTATTAGTACCATCATTGAGATACTCATTTCTAGGATATGCAGGAGTCGTGCAAAAAGCCAGAGCTGTTAACATTAATATTAAAATTCCTGTAAAGTAATAATTCATCCTGGCTATCTCCATAATACATTACCTACTTAAATCCTTAATATCGTAGTCATGTTCTCTAACTTGATCTGCTAATTGTCTATATAAATTTTCTGCCATCTGCCACGTCGCTTCTGCAGAGGACAATCTTGTATTTATTTCTGCTATTTTTTCTTCAGCCACTGTTAGATCTCTTTGTAGATTTACTATCTCTTGCTCTGATTGATTTATACTATCAGTTAAATTAACAACATATCTGACACCTGTGAATGTCCCCACTACAAGTGAAGCCACCACAGGCACCATTACTATATTTTTTTTTAATAAATCTACTAAATTCATTATTTAATAATTAAAGCTACGATTAATGCTACAAATATAATGGACTCAATCTTGTGATTTGCCCAGTAGTGCAAAGCTTTACTTTTTATTTTATCAATCATGTTTTTTCTCCTCCATCTCGTAAAAGAAATTATCAGTGTCTTCAGTTTTCCAAAGTCCTGTATCCTCTACGTTCCAGTAGTTAGTTTGAACCTTCCAATCAGGCACTTGGTCTTTCACCGTAAACGATGGTATATCCCAAATAAGTCTGTTGTTAGGTTGTGCTGCATAGTTGCCATCATTTAATGCAAGTATGTGAGCGCACTTGTGTTCGTGCGGGATCTCTGAATGATCAGTGTCAAGTATATTAGCTTCAGGATGTGCAAAGTCAACAGTAAATAAATATTTACCATGATGCCATTTTTTATCTTTACCGATGTATTTACCTGCTTGTGATTCTAAAATATCCCAGCAATGCACAGAAGGATAATAACTAAAAGAGTTCCAGAGCTGAAGTTCATCAAGTCTTCTTTGTGGTACGTCGGTAATCTTAAATCCTCTTTGAATAAACGCGCTAATTGGGAGGCGATAAAAGATTGCGCCGTTTTCCATAATAGCATGAAATAATAAAGCGCGACCTGTAATAGCGCTAACACCAAAGATAATACAGTCTTCAACTTCTCCATGATGTTTTTTAAGATCATATAAATACTCTCTTCTTATCTGTGCATACTCCACAGGTATGTTTGCATTTAAATAAGCCATAATAACTCCTCATTTAATTGTACCCCAATTCGGTCCAGATTCATAGTCCACTTTGTTAGGCACTTCTAATTCCACAGCAGACTCCATAATTTGTTTTATCTTATCTGCATTACCGTCAACAGATATATCAAGTTCATCGTGCACTTGTATATGTGGTGTGATGCCTTCTTTATGTAATTCTATCATGGCTTTTTTTGTCATGTCAGCTGCAGATCCTTGTATCAATCTATTTAATGCTTTATATGTGTACGCTCTCCTGATCCCTGGTCCGTGTTCCGCGAGCGCTGCATCGTGAGGCAATGGTTTATGGATACCGAATTGATTAGGCTCCCACAGGTGAAACCTGCATAGTCTACCCAGCAAAGTTCTAACCTTACCACGGTCCTGGGCTCTTGCCATTACACTATCCATTAATTGTTTTACAAATGGTACACGCGAATGATATTGTTTAAACAATGCTTCCGCTCGTTCTTTATTTACACCAAGTTCTGCTTGTAATTTATTTTTACCCATACCATAAAACAAACCAAGATTTATAGTCTTGGCTTGTTCTCTTGGTATCTCTGCCATCTCAGCTACAATTTTGTGAAAGTCAGCATCGCCATCGTTGTATGCATCTAATACATCTCCTACTGAATACATATTTTGTAATGCAGCATAGTGCACAACTAATCTAGGTTCTTGTTGACTATAATCAAATACACCCCAAGTACAATTGTCTTCAGGTATAAACAAAGATCTAATCATTGGTCCTAGTTCTTTGTTACGTGCAGGTATCTGTTGTAGATTAGGATTAGCATAACTAAATCTACCAGTGACTGTTCCGCCTTGATCAGATCGAAGTTGATTTATCTCTGCGTGTATTCGACCCTTGTGTGAATGTTTTAATATGGTATCTATAAATGTCGTATGTGCCTTATTTATTTCTCGTGCACGTGCAATATGTTTAACAACAGGATGTGGATGATTCTGTAGAAAGTTTTTTGTAAATGATGGAGCATTTGTTTTTTCAGTTCGGTCAAATGGTAGGGCAAGTTTTTCAAAGACTTGCGCAATCGATCGAGCAGCCCATATTTGGGTATCTACTCCAGTTTCTTTTTTTACTTTTTGTAAGCACTCTTTTTCTTCTGATGATAATTTTTCTTTTAACAGGTGAGCTTGTTCGATATCTACACGCACACCTAAAAACCTCATGTCAACAAGGCAAGGAAACAAATCGGTTTCTAATTTAAATATATCCTCTATGTCCTGTGCATAAATTTCTTTCTTCATTTCCTCCCATAATTCTAATGTAAGTTCTGCATCTCTCTCAGCATACTCACCCACATACATTGCAGGTAATTTATACATCTCAGACTTAGGATCTATACCCCATTCTTTGGCTGTTTCGGTTAAAATAGCCTCGTTTTTGCCCTTTCCAAGGTAATCCCGACCCAAACTACCTAAATCGTAACGAAAGCGATTCTCGTCCACGAGAGAGCCAGCAATCATGGTATCTACGATCTCTCCAGATATATCTAACCCTGCAGCTCTAATAAAACATACATCGTACATTGCGTTGTGAAATATCTTAGTTGCAGGTGTATCTAAGACACTTTTAAAATATTGCATTACCTTTTTCTCATCCATATTACCACCGCCTTCGTGTGCAATAGGATAATAACCAGACCAATCTTTTACAGCTAAAGCTATACCAACTATTCTAGCTTTACCTGTAACAGATCCTGAGCCCATAGTTTTTAGTTCTGGATCTTTTGTTTCTAAATCAATTGCTATCTCATCATAGCTAGACAAATCCTTAAAGTCCGTAGGCGGTAACCATTCCACCTGCGGTGAAAACATAGGTTTCTGTATCATGAATAATCTCTTTCCAATATCATTTCTAAATAGTGTATTGCTTTCTTAATATCTTCTTCCTTCCCTTTTGTCTGATGTCTACAAATATATTTTATAGCATTGCCTTCTGCAAAAAGCAATTTGTTTTCGTTTATAAAATGTGCTGGTTGAATCTTCATGTTTTTATAATGTTTTCCACCAATCTGTTTTTCTAAAGAATCATATGTAGATTCTTTAAACATATCTTTGTGTGTCATAGATTATATCCTTTGTATTTTTGTTTTGGTTCGACAATGTGCAAGTGTTCCTTGGTCCTTGTTGCGCCAACATAGAACAATCTATTCTCATCATCTGGTTTTTGCTCGTATGATTTCATTGTGTTTAAACTTAAATCTGTAAGCAATACAACATTCTCACACTCACCACCTTTCGCACCGTGTATTGTAGATAAAGTTATACGTGGTGCTTCGTTTAACTTCTCGCCATTCTTTCTCATCTTTCTTAAATAATTTATATCTCTACTTGGTGCAGCGTTAAAAGCTGTGTACCAAACAGCATCTGTTTGTAGACCATAATCTTTTTTTAATTGATCAATACCATAAAAAGAATCTTTAACCATACCTTTCATTTTTTGTTTATCCCATAAATTTGTATAAGAAGATATTTTTTCTAGTTGATCATATTTTAATAATTGTCCTTGACGCAAGTGCTCCCAATCTAGAGCAGCCAAATGTAAAGCATGTTCTCGTTGTTTTCTAAACTTGTTTTGATAATAATAACCTTTTAAATACAGATCTTCTTCTAAATTATCTAACATGTATTTAGTTCTAGCTAATACTAACCAGTCACCTGATGACATGTTTATTTCTTCAAAGTTATAATATCTAGACAAGGATCCCTGGTGTGTTTTTGGTTGCCAAGTTTTATCTATCCTTGTTTTAATTTTATTTATTATACCCATAGCTAGTCCGTGCACCCTTGCAGGAATTCTATACGATTGCTGCAAGGGTAGCATTTGTCCTTCCTGTGCTATGAAAGAATCTACGTCCGCTCCTGCCCATCTAAATATTGCTTGATCATCATCACCTGCAATAAAAGAATCTGTTGTCTTTTGCCAAATAGTTTTAGCCAT